GGAGGCGCGAACCTCGCAGGCGCTAACCTCGGAGGCGCGAACCTCAGAGGCGCGAACCTCGGAGGCGCGAACCTCGGAGGCGCGAACCTCGGAGGCGGAACAGTTTTGGAAACCGGCGAAACGTGGTCAGTCTACTTGACTGAAGTCCTACCGGCGCTGCTCGCTGCTGGCGGTCGGGCCATTGCCGAGGTTGTCACGCCCAAAATTTGGAATTGCCACTCCTGGGATAACTGCCCAATGGCCGAGGCGTTCAAAACGCATGACATTAAAGGCGTTCCCGTTTTGCTGAGGCCGCGTGCCGAGCAGTTCATTCGCTACTTCGACGCGAAACTGATCCCGCTTGAAGCGGTCGGCAAGAAGGTGGCCGCGTGAAATCCATTTCTTCCACGGCGGTGACGCATCAAAGCGCCAAAGCAGCCGCCGTGGGCTTTTTCGAATTCCTGCAATCACTATGGCCAGCGCCGCGGAAGCCGCGCTACGTTGCATTTATCCCGAATGAAGCAGTGGCCGCGATGGCGCGCAAGTGGGAGGCTAGGGACGAGGAAAAGGCATTGCGTGAGATCGACGCGCGCCTGACCGCGCTTGAGAGGCAATCCGCATGAACCGAGCCGACTACATTCTCTCGCCCGCGGATATTAAGAGCCTGAAGGGCATGGGCGTCTCGGTTGAATCGCCGCGCGAATGGGCTGGGCGCGCTCGTAAGGTCGTGCAGTTGCCACTAAAGCCGCTGACGCCGCGCGAGTCGATGCTCGAAGCCCTGGCGCGTTTTGAGCGGGCGAACCATCTCGACGTCTGCAGCCAGCTATATCGGCGCGGGAATGCCTTCAAGTACGCGCTGTTCCTGACTTGGGCGCTCATTGCGACCGCCGCCGTTTTGTTTGTCATCAGCCGCTGGTAACCGGAAAAATCCATGCCTGAAATCGCCTCCACAAAGTTCGAGTTATGCGCGGAAACGCTGGGAATTCACCCAGCAGTGTTCGCGGCGACCGCTGATGAGTTGATTGAGGCGGGATGGGAAGACGTGCCGCGCAAGCGAATCCCGGAGGATTGGCGCGTTGCGGTGGCTCCTGCTCCTGTTGTCATTGATCGATACGCCGGGGCCGAGGAGCTTTATTCAAAGGGCCTGACATTGCGGGAAATCGCCGCGCATTTCGGAGTGAACCACATGGCCATTCGGCGGCGGCTTATCAAAGCTGGCTTGGTGCGGCGCTCGGTCGGCCCGCGTCTCTTCAGCGCGATAGTGCGCAGGCGGGTAATTGCATGATCGACACCCCGAGCGGCGTTTACTACACCGTGCAGCGCCAATCGTGGCATCTCAGCGGCGATGGCGGGGCCGACAAGGATTACGACGAAGTAGCCGAGCGTGCGACGTTCCGCGAAGCCCTGGCTGTGGCGCTGACATTCCCAGGCCAGCTTTACATCGACGAAGTGAATACCCGGAAGCGCGGCACGATCAACCACTGCAGGCTGGTGTGCAAGGTCAGGTTTAACGAGATCGCGTTCGAGTGGAAAGCGCAGGCCGATGCCTGCCTCGCACAGCAGATCAACGAAAGGGAGATTGCGGCATGAAAGACATAGAAATCGTGGACGAAAAACCGGGCGAGATAACAATCGACAGCGAGATCCGCGCGCTGCAAAAGAAATACAAGTGCGACGCAGCTGCGCTGATTCAGCAGGTTCACGCCGTTCGCGATGCCGATCAGGCACTCATTGACGATGAGACTCAGAAGGAAATTGACAAGATCAACGCGAAGCGCGTGGCTGCCGGGCTTCCGGCGCGTGGCCTTCGAGCGGGCAAGGCTACAGCGTGAGTTCTGCCATTGTGCCGCTGGCCGACGAATCGCGGGCGCTGGCTGGCCAAGCTGTCAATGTCGATTCGCTAATTGAGCGCGCCGCGACAGATCCGAATTTCAGCGTCGAGAAGATGCATCAGTTGTTCGAACTGAAGATGAAGGTCCTGGCCTTCGACGCCAAGTGTGCTTTCGATGAGGCAATGTCGCGGCTACGCCCAAGGTTCCCATCTATTTCGAAGGACGGAATCATTGAGGTCGTCAAGGAAGGCCGCGTTGTGGCCAAGACGCCTTACGCTCGCTTCGAAGACATTCAGGCTGTGATACAGCCGCTCCTGGCGGAGGAGGGATTCAGCACATCGTTCACGACGCGGGCGCACGGTGCTGATAAGTTCGAGACGATCCTCAAGGTTTCACACGTTCGCGGCCACTCGGAAACCACGTCGGTGTTTTTGCCTGACTCTGAAAAGAGCGGCTTCAAGAACAATGTGCAAGCGGCTGGCTCTGCGATGGCATACGGCAAGCGTTACGCCTATGAGGCCGCTTTCGACCTACGTCACGGCGGACAGGACACGGACGGCATGGACCCCGAGCGGTTCAAGCTGCTGACCGAGGAGCAGGTTCGCCGCATCGTCGGGCTGCTCGACGTGACGAAGGCTGACCGCGTGAAATTTCTGGCGGTGTTCAGAGTTGCAACGGTCGCCGAATTGACGCGCGGCGATTATCAGCGGGCGGTCGCGGAGCTGACGGCGAAAGTGAAGAAAGGGTAGCCGATGGCCGCCACGCAGGAAAGTCTTGAATTGGTTCCGTCCACGGCAATGAACGCCGTCGAGATTTTCACAAAGGGCGGCCTCGGTTCCATTCTGGACGGCATTGAGGCGAAGGTTCGCGCGATTCCCTTGGATGGATCGACCGCCGCAGGGCGAGAGCAAATCCGCTCAGTCGCTTATTCGGTGGTTCGCACGAAAACGCTTCTGGACACCGAGGGCAAGGCTCTCACTGAAGACTGGCGCAAGGCCACGGGCAAGGTAAACGAGGATCGAAAGAAGCTCACCGAGCGCCTTACCGCTCTCGCCGAGGAGGTCCGCAAGCCGCTGACCGACTACGAGAACAAAGAGAAGGCCCGCGTTGCCGCTCACGAAGAGGCCCTGAAAGAACTGGGGGGCCTGCTGGCTATCCTCCGAGCAACCGGGCTCGATGCCGCCCCAGCGTCTCTCTTGGAAGAGCACCTTTCTGATTTCGGAGAGGTGCATGCGGGGCGCGACTGGGAAGAGTTCAGCAGCCGAGCCAAGGACCTGCGGCGGGAAACCTCTGAGGCGATGGTCGCGAAGATCGAGGCGCGTAAGAAGCACGAGGCAGAGCAGGCCGAGTTGGCGCGGCTCCGTGCGGAGGAAGCGGAGCGCCTTCAGCGTGAGCGAGACGAACGCCTTCAGAAAGAGGCCGCCGAGAAGCAACGCTTGGAATCTGAACGCAAGGCCGCCCAAGAGGCAGAGGCGGAGAGGAAGCGCGTCGAAGCCGCAGCCGAGAAAGTCCGCATCGAAAACGAGCGGGCGCGGCGTGAGCAGGAAAGGGCCGTTCAGAAGGCCGAGGCTGAGAAGTTGGCTGCTGAAGCGAAAGCAAAGGCTGACGTAGAGGCCGCCGAGAAGCGAGCGCGGGATGCTGCTGAGGCGGAGCGCAACAGGATTGAATCTGAACGCAAAGCGAAGGAAGCGGCGGACGCCAAGAGGGCTGCGGATAAGGCCCACATTGCCAAAATCCGCGCGGAGATCCTTCAGGACCTTGCGCCCAGCTACGAATCTGGGAACGCTGACGATCTAGTCAATCGGCTGATCGACAACCAGATCCGGCACGTGAGGGTGATCTACTGATGATCCTCCACGACTGCAAGCAGGGCGGGGAAGAGTGGCTTCGGCTCCGGATGGGCCTGCCAACCGCCAGCGCCTTCGATCAGATCGTGACGCCTGGCGGTAAGGCGTCAACCAGCGCCGAATCGTACATGCATTTCCTGCTGGCCGAAATGATCCTCGGCGGGCCGCTTGAAGGCGTGACCATGCCCTGGATGGAGCGCGGCAAGGAACTGGAGCCCGAGGCGGTAGCGCTGTACGATTTCCGCCACGATTGCGAGTCGAAGGCTGTGGGTTTCATCACGAACGACGCTGGGACCATCGGCGCATCGCCTGATCGCATCGTCGGGAACGATGGCCTGCTGGAAGTGAAGTGCCCGAAGCCCGAAAAGCACATGGGCTACCTGATGATGGGCAAGCCCGACAAATCGTACAACGTGCAGCTCCAGGGGCAGCTTTGGGTCTGCGAACGCGAATGGGTGGACATCTTCAGCTTCTGCCCGCGCATGCCCAGCGCCGAGCTGCGGGTCTACCGGGATGAGGCATTCATCAAATTGCTAGCGGCTGGCCTGGATGCGTTTGTGGCTTCGCTGGCAGCTGCTGTCGAGCTAATCCGCGAGCGTGGCTGGCTGAACCCGCCCGAGGTCCCGCAGTACGTTGAGGACCCGCTGGGCATCACCGATGCGGACGTGGATGCCATCATTGCCGCGCGCTTCCCGGCTCCGCGTGCCGATGCGAAGGCGCCCGAGTTCGACGATTTCCCGGACCCGATGGAGTTCAACGTCGGCGACGTGGTCAATGTGGGCGGAGAGACGTACACGCCGAATCTGCATCGTAGCGCCTGGGAGAGATTTCAGCCGGCGGAGGTCCACGCTTGAGCAACTGGCGCAACCGATTCCTGGAGCCCATTCAGGACCTGCAGAAGTCCTGCCCGCTCGTGATGGTCGAGTGCGTTGAGGCGGGGATCGTCGGGAAGAATCGCGCCGGTGAAATTGTGGTGCGGGCTAATGGAGTGGTCAACGCCGGGCTGATCAAGCGTTTCCGTGAGACGTACTATCGGGCCGTTAAGGTCGGGATTTTGAAAGGGGAAAAGGTCAATGGCTAACGCAGTCGTATTTCGCGGGGCTTACATCCGCAGTTTCACGATGAAGAACGGGACCGATGGGCGCGGCATTCGCGTCGAGGTCACGGCGGACTGGACGGACAAGGTTCGCGAGCACATGGAGTGGGAAGAGATCAGCCACGGCGTCGGGGCTTGCGATCTCACCGGGAGGCTCGCGGCGAACGTCGTCACGCTGACGCCTTCGAAGAATGACCTGAAGCAGCACGCGCTGGAATTCGAGGCCAGCGAGGTCGGCGGCTTTGCGCTGATCCCGCAGCTCGACAAAGAGGGCGAGGTTACTGGGCGCGAGTTGCGATTCACCATCAAGACTGCGCAGTTGGACGCGGCCAAGAAAATCGAGCGGTACGTTCAAACGCTCGGGCGCGAGGCCGCTCAGATGCGCGTGTCTTACGAGAAGCAAGAGAACCTGCCGGGCACGGAGCCGGTTGCGGAGTCCGCAGAATAGCAATGCTGGTGCCATCCCACAAGCCGCCGAAGTTGCTGGAGCGTGAGGTTACAGGACAAATCCGCGAGTTTATGAAGCTTAAGGGCTGGCGGCCTGTGCGGATGCAGCGGACGGTCATGCCGGGCCAGTTTCAAACGGGCGAGCCGGGCATCCCTGATTTTGTTTTCCTCTGGTACATCAAGCGCGGGATCGCGGCGTGCCTGTGGGTCGAACTCAAGCGGCCCGGCGGCAAGCTCCGCGAGAAGCAGGTTGAGTGGATCGGGCGGGAGCAGAAGCGCGGCGCTGAGGTCTGGGTGGTGGAGGACTTCGATACCTTCCACCAGCGGTACTACGGCGAGTTCAGCTATCTGCACGATGGCCGCTTGCCGGGGCAGATTGAAATGTTTGGAGGAGCGACGGCTTAATGGCGCTAGCCATCACGCCCGACCGCAACGGCTCCCGGCTCACCGTGGCTGAGATCGCCGCAGACCTCGACCTGCATCCCGAGACCGTGCGCGGCCTGCTGCGAGATCGAACGATCCCGTCGATTCGGATGGGCCGCAGCTGGCTGGTGACGCGGCAGGCTTACAAGGCCTGGAAGGAATCGGCTGGGCGAAGGGAGCGGCTTGCGTCATGAGCACCGACATCAGGGAGCAGCACATCGATTGGATCATGACGAAGTGTGTTCACTTCAATGGAATTCAGAACAAGACCTGCAGGGCGGGTGTGAATTACCACGAACTGCTAGGCAACGGCGTGGGCTGCTTTGCTCGCATGCCATGCACCTGCGATCCGAACCCCTCGGTCGCGTGCGACAAAATCCAATTGATGACGAGGGAAGAAGCTGAGGCCGATGTGGATCTGTGGATGGCCCGTATGGAAGCGAACGGAGTTGCAGTGAAGGCGGCGCACGATGACGCGAAAGCCAAGGGCTTTAAGAGGGGCCAAGGCGGCGTTAGTTCTCTGAAGTGCCCTACTTGTCCTGATGGAACACTCAAGTACTCGGTGGCTTCCGTGAACGGGCACATGCACGCGCGCTGCACGACGAAGGGCTGCCACAGTTGGATGGAATAAAATGACCTCCATGCCAATTCGCAAACGCATCACCAAATCCGGCGTCTCCTGGGGCTACTACCTGAACCGCCCCGGCTCGACGCGAGCATGCCGCCAGCAGATCACCGCGTGGGGGTTTGCCACCAAGAAAGCAGCTGTAGATGCCGAGGCCGCTCGGCGTCTGGAGCTGCAAGCCGAGTCCTCCGCTCGGCAGCGGGGCGTTACGGGTGAGGTCCCCGCGACGCTCCGCGAACTGATTGCGCGGTTCTTTGAGGAGCACACTGGACTGGCTCCGAAGACTGCCGAGCGGTACCGGGATCACGCCGAGGCGCTTAGTGCGGAATTGCGCAATTTGGCAATTTCCGACGTCACGACCCTTCGACTCACCCAGGAATGGGCGCGCCTGGCTCGTGAGGGCGGCCACCATCGAAGGACCAAGGCCGTGCGGCCGTTGTCGGCCAAGAGCGTGCGGAATATAGCTGGCTTCCTGTCGAGCGTTTACGCGAAGGCGATGGAGTGGGGCATCGTACTGACGAACCCAGTCACGGCCAGCGCCAAGCCGAAGGGCCAGCAGGGCAGGGAATCGGTAGCGTTCGCGCCGGACCAGATGCGGACGTTTATCGCAGCTTCGGTGCATCGCGTGGTACCCGACGTCCTGGAGATCGCGGCGGCCACCGGAGCACGCCGCGGCGAAGTTCTGGCGCTGCGTTGGCAGGATATTGTCAACGGGGAGGCGGCAATCTGCCGGTCAATGTCGCAGGTTCGCGGGCGGGTTTTCATCAAGGAACCGAAGACGCGGAGCGGCCGGCGGATCGTGGCGCTGCCGGCATCCGCCCTCGAGATTTTGGCTGGGATCCGCCAGAAGCAGGATGTGTACCGGCTCGAGTACGGCGCTGACTACCGCACCGACCTGGATCTGATCTTCTGCGAGACGAACGGGGAGCCGCTTCGACCCGACAGCATTTCATCGTCGGTGTCTGCCCTTCGTAAACGCCTGGGGCTGCCCAAGGGTGCGAACCTGCACGCGCTGCGGCACTCCCACGGCTCACAGTTGCTCGCGGCGGGGGTTGACATTCCGACCGTGAGCGCGCGCCTGGGTCATGCGAGCCCGGCGACGACCTTGAAAATATACGCCCACACGCTGAAGGGCCGGGATGCGAAGGCGGCGGAGATGTGGGAGCGGTTTCAGCGGGCCGGGAAAGACAGCACGGAGACAGCACCATTCGAAACCGTGGGGGTTATTCAGTGAATCAGACCGCACCAAACCGAACGAAAGTTGATGAAAGTAAACGAGACCGCACAACGGAGAGCGACTGCAAACCTCTTCGATTCCCGTTAGCGCTACCAATTCCTCAACAACTTCCAGCCTCCGGTACATCTAAATACAGCACGCGCTTGGCCGGAGGTGCGCACCGATGAAGGCCCCGTTCCCCTGGTTCGGTGGGAAATCTCGAGTGGCTGATCTGATCTGGGACCGCTTCGGCAATGTGGCGAACTACGTCGAGCCGTTCTTCGGGAGCGGGGCCGTGCTATTGGGCCGCCCCTGGCCAGCCGGAACCGAGTCCGTAAACGACATGGATTGCATGGTGGCGAACTTCTGGCGGGCGCTCCAGGCGGACCCGGACGCGGTTGCCGCTTTCGCCGACAATCCGGTGAACGAAGCCGACCAGCACGCTCGGCATTTGTGGCTGGTTTCGCAGGAAGAGTTTCGCGAGCGCATGAAGGTGGAGCCTGATTTCTATGATTCCAAGATCGCGGGGTGGTGGGTATGGGGCCAGTGTATTTGGATCGGGGCGGGGTGGTGCGCGCGTCAGCTACCTCACCTCGGGGACGCCGGGACGGGCGTGCATAGAAAGCTACCTCACCTCGGGGACGCCGGGAAAGGGCTGAATCGTCAGCTACCTCACCTCGGGAACGCCGGGACGGAACCGTGCATAGAAAGCGACCTCACCTCGGGAACGCTTTCGCGGAGCCAAATCGTGGCCTATATGCGAGCGCTGGCCGAACGCCTGCGCCGGGTAAGGGTATGCTGCGGGGATTGGTCAAGGCTGTGCGGCCCTTCGGTGACCATCAAGCATGGCATTACGGGTGTCTTCCTCGATCCACCTTACTCCGATGGCCGGACTGATGATCTCTACAGTACCGACAGCGGCTCTGTGGCGCACGCTGTGGCGTCGTGGGCGCGGGAGTGGGGCAACCATCCAGACATGCGAATCGCGCTCTGTGGGTACGACGGTGAGCACGCAATGCCGGATTCCTGGGAGTGCCTGGAGTGGAAGGCCCGAGGCGGGTACGGATCGCAGGGAAATGGAACCGGGCGGGAAAACGCTGGCCGGGAGCGGATTTGGTTCTCGCCGCACTGCCAGAAGCCCAGCCAGGGCCTCTTTTCAGATTTGATGGGTCTCGCGATGCGGGACGCCGACGAAGCAGCAGAGGAGTATTTGCGGTCATGAAAACTTACCAACGCGATCTTTTCACCTGGAAGCCGACACAGGCCCAGCAGCGGAACACGCACATGGATCTCTTCGCGGAGATCAAGCGGATGGCCGACCGTCCCGCCGGCTGCTTCGCGCGGGTGAAGTACTTCGCGGGTAAGTTCGGCGTCTGCGTCCGGACGATCAAGGGCTGGCTGCGGAAATTGAAGGATCAGGGGCTTCTGAAGGTTGAGCATCACGGCCCGCGGGGCGCTGTGATGAAAGCACTTGCGGCGGCGGTTGCCCCGATTGTTGCCCCGATTCAAAAACTGTCCTCTTATATTAACTCTTCGAGAGGGAAGGGGGATGCGTGCGCCGAAAAACTGGCTGCATTCCCCGAATGGGTGCGCAGTGCGGCCCACGGAAGCCTGGAATTGGCGGAAAAGCTGCGCTCCCAGGCTGAAGAAATCATCCGAAAGAACCCGCATTATGCGCGGAGGATGGGGTTGGTGGCGTAATGCTGGCGCGAAAGGAGGTCCAGGCACACGCGGAGAAGTTGCAGAACACGGACTACTTTCCACGCAATGATGGCGGGGCCTACCTCACGCTGATCGTCGACGTCCTGATGCAAGCCTCCTCTGAGATCGTCGTCGCGATGATCGTCCGGGAGTGGCTGCTGAAGCACAAAGAGCGCCCGACGTTGGCCGAGATCGCGGAGCTCGTCAGCCAGCACAACTCCGCGATCGAGCCGGTCGAGTCCGGATATTACAAAACCCCGGAGAGTTGGAAGCGCGCCAAGCCATCCTGCCCCGACTGCGATGATTCCGGCTGGCGCATCGTCGAGCGCGGCGGATACAGTGGAGCCGAGCGGTGCGCGTGCGCCTCGCAGCAGCAAGCCCCAATGTCCGCCGAAGTGCGCGGCCCACGGCGTGAGTCTCCGCGCTTCAGGACTGCCCCCCCCCAGTGTTCGCAGCCGCGTGAAAGAGTGGCTGCGGCGTCGGCAGTTGAGCCTTTTCGAGAGTGAATTGAATGGGAATTATATACATGACTACCCGCCTTCGCGTTGAGCATTTCGTTTCGCCTTTCGAATCCGCCGCTTGGCGGCCCTTGTCTTCGGCTTTGGTTTATGGGCCAGCACGCGGTCGGTTATCCAATCCAGTGCGGCTCGGATCATGCACTCCTCACCGCGAGATTAGTTTCGTGGATCGCGTGGCTGGGAAGCGGCTGACTTATGCGAGGTTGACGGCATGAGTCGTGAAACGAACCCGCGTAATCTGTCTGACTCCGCCGTAAAGATTCTAATCTCGGAAGATCATTGCCCGGTCTGCCTTGGTGAGTTAGATACAGGCTGGGAGTGCAATGAGTGCGGCTACGACGCGAAGCCACTAGCGGATCAGTTTGGAATTTCATTCGTTCGATTGGAGAATCTGTAAAATGCCCCGACTTGAACCGACCCTGCGTTGCCGCTGCGCCGATTGCGGTACAGAATTCAGCCTTCATGCCCACACCGTTTGCCCGCATTGTTTCGGTCGCGAGTGGGAGCCGCTCCCAGACTCGCCGTGCACATGTACCCTGATGCCGAGCAGTTCGGCTTATGCGATGAACGCCAAGGGCTACATCATCGAAGACTCCTTGACGTGTCCCGTCCACGGGAAAGCCGAGGCTGAGATTAATCTGAAGTTGGCGAATCGACAGAGGCCCGCAGAATGAGCGCAGCAACGCAGGAATACGATAATCTGCCCCAGCATGACAAGGATCTAATCCGCATCGGCTTTGAGGTCGGATGGGAAAGCGGTTGGGTGAAGCGGGCCGCTTACGATGGGTTTTTTGTTCTGACGCCAACTCAAGAAGAGGCGTTCTTGGCTGTGATTCGACGTAAAAAGTCTGAGGCCAAAAGGGAGTCCCTGGTTGCTGAGTTTGTCGATAAGCAATGTGGGCGGTCATGAAACGCGGTATCCACGGCGTTTACCATCAGGTTTCCGCTAAGCACCTTGTCCGCTACGTCAACGAGTTCACCTTTCGGCTGAACGAAGGCGACGTGAAGCGGCACACGCTGGAGCGGTTGAACAGTTTCGTGGATGCCATCGTTGGCAAGCGGCTGACTTACGCGAGGTTGATCGCCTAGATGAGTACCCCAGTCATCGACTACGACGCGCCGTTGACCGCCGAGGATCGGATGTTGCTGCTTGACTGGGGATGGGAACTGAGCGAAGACGACCGAGAAGCGCGGCTCTATTCCGAAGAGTGGTCCAGCGTGCAGGCTGCTGTCTTTTCTACAAAGTGGTGGATTGAGGAATGCCGATGAAAACTCCACGCGACCTAGACACGATAACCGACGTAGTTCTGCGGTACCGCCCGAAAAGGTGAAGGCGACGAAACGCCGCGCGAAACGAAAGGCGAAACGCGATGCAAAGAAAGGCTAACTGTACTCATGTATATAAGTCCCAGAAAAAGGCCGCTATTCGCTAGGCGGCTTCGCGGTCTTGCTACGCTGAAGGCATGATTATCTACTTCCCGCTGCTTGTCGCACTGATCGGCTTTGTGATGTTCCTCATCAGTAAGAACCCAGACCCGAAGCGCATCGGTGAGATCCTGATGCTCTGCGGCGTGCTGGCGTTCCTACTGCGAGGCGCGGACAAACTCGTGGACGTGATCCGCTAGGGCTTCGGTGTTGGATCGGTCGCCGGTGGATCTGCGGGCCTCGTTGACTTCTCGGTCGTCGTGGTCTGCACGATAGGCAGGCTCCCAGGAATCTCGGTAACCCTGCGCGTTTCAGTACTCTCCACAACTCCGGGCAGCGGGCGCCGCGTTAGGTACGCCAGAATCGCAGGCCAGGCGGCCATCACGCAAACGATCAGCATCTTCGAGCGGCCCTCTTCTGTTGACCAATTGAAGTCGTTGGGGTCGGCCATCGCGGCCCCGGTCGAAGACGAAAGAGCCCCCGCAATTGCCGAGATCAAACCACCGAGCCAGTCTCTAAAGGTTCCCATGTTTTTTTAACGCCCTCCCGAATCCAGCCGAATCTGCATAGTGTTGATCTGCGATTTCAGGTACTCCACCTGCGCCTTCAGGACCGCCACCTCTCCGAGTTGCTTCAGGTCGCCACGAATCTCGATCAGCGTTTCGGTGTTGGTCTTGAGTCCAGCCTGCATCGAGCTCGCCCATGCGCCTGCTGAGAATACCGTGATGAAAAAAAGGACCAAAATGGCGATGACCTGCTTGGTGTTGAAGCTGGGACCGCCCTTGATCGACTCCGTCATTTCATCAAGCCGCCTGTTCATCCCCTTGAAGCGGCTCTCGATGCCCTGCAGTTCTTCGGCTGTCATCCCAGGCTCCCGCGTGCACGTGACTTAAACCTCGCAAATCTCCCGAATCGGCGTCTCGACCGTGATTTCAGCCGGCAGCTTCAGGACCATTGAAACCTCGACGTAAACAAACTTGGCGTACCCGGCCGGGTGGTTCTTGTCCGCGGCCGGCGCATAGCCGGGATACCCGCCGCGCCGCACAACGCCGTCCGGTTGCCGCTGCCCCGCGAAGAATTGCAGGAAGTTCATCGGCTCCGAAGTGCGGAGCGGGTAGGTATCCTTCGCGCCCATGCCCCAGATGTTATTCGTGATCTGCTTGCGCAGGGCGGCCCATCCGTCCTCGAGCGTCTTGAAGCTCGCGTAACCGTCCACGACGGCGCAGCCAGGCCACGTCCTGAGATTTCCTGGGTTCCGGTTCCGCTGCGCGACGGTCGGGGCTGGCTTGTCGAGGAAGAACCCCTCCATCTTCGCCATGGCTTTCGCCATCGCCTCGACGAGCTGGGCGCGGGTGGGCTTCACTTCGCCTTTTTGCGCCCCAGGCCGCCGGGGCGCTTGTCCTGCGCTTCGTCCATGTCTAAGATGGCCGCTCGCAGGTTGCTCCAGAAGCTGGCCGCAGCCTTGCATCCACACGTGCAGGCGAACTTCTTTACAAGCGCGTCTCCCCTGCGTCGGATTCGCAGCCGCGTTTCGCTGCCAGCTTTGTTAGGTGTCATTTTCGTTCCTTTCGTTTGGCCCTCGCAACCAACCGCCGCAGATCCTTCATGAACTCCCGGGCGATGAAGTTCGGTCTGTACTCGCGCTTCAGTAGCCGCTCCGCGATGCCTAGCACGTCGGGCTGCGGGACAAGTTCAGCGGAGACGGTTACGCGCCCCATTCAAAAGGTCTTACCTACGCCGAACTTGAAACTGGCCTGATTCCCGAAGCTACGGAGCGCCGTCCCGACCGTGGCCTGATTGACATTCATGTGCTGCCACTGCCCGACGAAGACCGCCGTGAGCCCCGGCACCTTGAGCAGCCGCGAGATAGGGACCGCAAGCGCCCCGCCGCCGCTGAACGCGCCGCCGACCCCTACCGGCCCCGTCGCTACCCCAGCCCCCGCCGTGCCGAATAGGGACGCGCCACGCCACTTGGCCACCCGGACCCAGGCCGAACCCTCGGTGTCGTTCACGGCTCCCGCCTGCGTGGTCGTGATGCATGCCATGGTGCGCTCTTGTGCCCTGGCGCAGACGAAGAACCCGCCGCTGGCTTGCGGACTGGCGCTGCCCTGGAACCCAAGATAGGCGCCGGTGAAGTGAGCGGGCAGATCGTCCTGCGCCAGAATTGGCAGAGCCAGAAAGATGCTAAGCAATGCGAGTTTCATCGGTTCTCCTTGGAAGGGTGGCGGCGTAACGTCCCGCCGTTGCCCGGTTTACCAGGCCGGGAACGCTGCTGCGCATCGAACACGAGCTGATCGACGCTGAGGCAAGATCGGTTCATTGGGCGGCAATCCAATCCCGCGCGTCCGGGTGATGCGTGAGCCATTCCGCCAGCGCCTCGGCTCTGACCGTCTCCTGCGTCAGATATGCGCGCCACTCGACCGGCGGGTCCTCCTGCCCCATATACTCAGGGCGGGCGGAGCCGAGGCGGATGCACGAGAGGTACTGCAGTTCGTGATTCTCGGACCACGAGAACATCGGACGCGGCGGATTGAGCGGCACCGTGCCGTCGCACAGTTCGAGGTACTGGAAGGCGAACTGCTGCGACGGCGGGGCCTGCGCGCTGAGCCTTGTCCCATCGCGGCCGCACCACGCCAGCGGTAGGGCGAAGGCAGCGAAAAGAAAGGCGCGCTTCATTCCAACCATAATAGACCAAACGCGGCAATACCGTAAAACCGCACAGCCGTCAGTTCGGGACTAGGAAAATTTCGAGATTGCAGGCCCCGGTGTCCGCCTTCACGTTTGGTGTCGCGCCCGGAGCGAACCGAAGGGGGCCGGACCACTCTCCAGCCTTCAGCTGTACCAGCGGGTCGTGCGTGGCATTCGGATACAGCAGAACGAAGTTTGTGTCGTCGAGATTGTGCAGTATCACGTAGCCCGGCGTGGCCACGTCGCCCAAGCTGAGCGCCTCTTTCGAAGTCCCGACGGCCTGGACGGTGCGGTGGTAATTCGAGCCCGCGACCGTGACCGAGACCTGCCCCGAGTCGAACTTCTGACGGGGGATGGTCCCTTTCGCGAAGCTCATCATCGCCTGGATTTTCAATTCGTCAGCCATAGTTCCTCCCTCAAATGTCCCCAATCGCCCAAACGTGGACCCACTTCGATGACCCGCCGCTGCTGCTCTTGGCGGTCGCGGTCGTCCCGGAATAGGAACCGCTGACGTATTCGGTCGGCGCGCCGCTGTCTTCGAGCGTCACCTGAACGGAATCAATCGCGGACAATTCGGCGCTGAAGTCAACCGCCACGGTTCCGGATGAAAGTTGAGCGCGCCGGAAGACTAGCTTCTTATCGGCATCCTCGACCCACAGCGCGTGCTCGCCGGTCTCCGTTTTGATGACATCCTTGGCCGTGATGCCTTCGCCGTCAGCCTTGACGATCAGGCGCCCTTCGCCGTCCACATCGACGCCAACCGTGATGTAAGTGCCCAGCGGCTCGCCGTTGCCATCGTCAGGGCCGTCGTAAACCATGCTGGGCGACCAGACCGGAGCATCGAGCGGCGTTCCGAAGTAAACGCGGTTGCCCCATCCGGCCGCCCCGATCGCATCCTCGCCGTCGACGTCATCGTACATGACGGCAAGCTGATCTTCATAACTGCCGTCTTCCAACTGAACCGGCACAATCGCGCAGGCGGGCGTCCCGTTGCGGATGCCGTCGTTATGGTTGAAGTTGTGGATGGATCCGGGAGTCGTGCCAACCAGCGGCCTGTAAACCAGATCCTCATCGGCGGTGTCGCTGCCACCGTTCGGAACCCAGAAAACGTGTACCGTGTCGCCGTTCGGGTCCAGGACGCAGTTCCCAAACTCCCGCCACTCGGGGCTGTCCGTGTCGCTGAAAGCAATCTGCGCACTCCAGCTCGAGCCGTTCCAGACGCGAGCGAAAAGGGATTCCTGATCGTGATAGAAAACAACGATGTCGCCATTGGCGCGTTCAACGATGCCATTCCGGTTCCTGCCCTGCCAGCTGGGCGAAGACGGCAGCGTCGGAGTCAGGGCGGCATACGGGCTGCTCCATTCGGCGGTCTCTAGGTCGAAGTCCCAGAGGTTGAAGTCTGTCCCGTTGAACGAGCCGAATACTCGAATCTTATCCGAGCCGTTCCAGCCCACCATGTGGCATTCGAATCCGGCGTCCGCGTTGTTCGGCGTTCCCGCAAGGTCCTGGAGCGCCCAGCCGGTCGGCCTGTTGTCGGCATCAACGCCAGTGCTTTTCCAGATCGCGACCTCGTAGAAGACATCTGGCGAGGGAGCCCGGTCTACATACTTCGCGATCAGCCACCAGGCGTCGAAGGCAAAGAAGGTGTTCCGGCCGCTACAGAAATCATTGTTCAGGTCGAAGTCGTTTCCGCTGAGCCCGCCGTCTATCAGGTCAGGGGTTGGGAAATCAGGGAGTCCGGCGCCGATGAAGCGGTTGTTATGGCCGGATGTGTTGATCTTCGCGACGAAGCCCTCATACTCGGCCTGGCCCGTGCCAGCGAACTGCTGGAGCAAGCTGCCTGAATTGAAGCCCGCCCCGGCCAGCGAATAATCATAGAAGGGCGTCCGCTCCGTCCATTCCCCATTGCGGTAGAAGGATCGGTACCAGTTAATGCGATTACCGGCGGGGCTCGCGCAGAAGATCGCCATCGGGGCCGACATGTCCCGGATGACCAGCCCCGTGCAGGGGTCGAACGTCATTTTGTATTTGCCGCAAATCCCGTCTGGGTGCTCGTCTTCGGGTGTCGTCGTGACGGGAGGCGGGAAGAATGGCGGTGTGGTCGTGCCGGCGCTCTTGCCGTCGATTCCGTCCTTCGCCTTCGTCGTCAGGCTCCGCAGCCGTTCCACGATGGAGCCAGGGAATTCTCCGGCGGCGACCCTGACCTCTGTCCAGGCGTGGTCCGAGTTCTCCGGGTTGGGCGGCGTGACCTGCCGAATCGTGATGGTCTGAATCTGAAAGTCCCCGAGCAGGTTGGCCTGGTTCGGGGCGCTGACGGTCAAAACATCGCCGGGCTGCGGAACTTCGTTGATGGGCGCATAGTCGATGGCCGGGCGGCCATGGTCAAAGATGCATTCGATGGTCTTCAGGTACTGCAGCCGGTTCTCCAGAATGACCGCTGCGGCTTCATCGACCGCCGCCTGCGTGGTCAGGTTCTGCATCGGTATAACGTCTTCGTAGGGCTGGCCCAGATCAGCGATGCTGGCGGCGTCTTCCGCAAGCCCCACGAGCGGCGTAGTTCCATCTGTGAGGTACCCGCCGATGACCGTGATGCGATTGGCAAACTGCACCGAGTCACTGCCGGACTTAAGGCCCCGGCAGCGGAACTTCGTCGTCCCGTTCGGGTTGGCTTGGTCGATTTCAAAAGCCGCCGCGTGGCTCTTGACGGCCCGGAAAATCAGTTCCAGTTCTTCAGAGAGCCGCCACTCCGCCCCGGTGATTTCCGCGAGTTGCTTCACCAGGGAATCGAGCGGCATGTTCTCGGCTATGAGATCAATGGCGGAGCCGAGGTCTTCGACGGTGCTGTCCTCGGTAGAAATCGCTGGCAGCTTGTCGCCGAAGGCGTCCTGCAGAATGACGCGGGGCTTGGTCGCCGTCCAGGTGCGCGTGATCTTCGCGCGCGGCAGCAGGTATTCCGGCCCGGCGAGCTTCACGGTAGTCCAGTCAATTCCGGGCGCTTTGTTCTCCCGCTGGACGTTTACAATTTCCCCGCGAATGACCTTCGAGCCATCCTCATCGTTGTATACGATGACCTGCGTTTTCTGAATCGGGTCCGCCGCGTTCAGGAGTTGATAGGAGCCGTCTGAAATGCGCCCATTAAATCCCTTGGTAAAGCTCAGGCTGATCAGCCGGGCGCTGACCGGTTCCCCCGCGTGCTCGATGCGCAGCCTCACGACGTGGCAAGCCTCGTGCCGTATTCGATGCGGGTCTCGACATTCGCCGCGATCGCCGCGCCGTCCAACTCCACGCGGACGTTGACCGTGGGAACCATCTGCACAATGCGGTCCAGCCACAGCGGGAGACTGTTGAGCGTGAAATCGCGCATCTGCTCGACGGGCCAGCGGATAGCCTTGATGTCGTCGCGGGCCTCCATCAGAGTCGGGAAGATGACGTTCAGCACGTTGCGCGTGTCCAGGACCGCCTCATGCTCGCCGCCCACAGAGCCACGCCAGGCATCGTATGATGTGTTGTTCGCGATGATATTCAGTCGGTCCTTCTGGCCTTCTTCGCCGATACCAAACAGTCCAAGAACGCCACTGACCGCTGAAACGACTCCCGATACGGCCGTGATTGCGGAGAGTGTTGTGCTGAGCGCCGTGCTGGCAACGCCCGTCGCCGTGCTGGCCGCAGAGCCACCTGCCGAAGCGGCGGTCGAAGCAGCCGTGCCGGCTGCACTTGTGGCGGCCCCGGCCGCTTGTCCTGCTGCGCCCGTTGCTGCGCTCGCCCCGGTTCCGAAGATGTCTCCGAGCTTGCCCAGGCCTGGGATCTTCGCCAGTAGGTCATCGAACTTGCCCATCAGCTTCCCTAGATTGTTGGTGATGAACGTGTCCAGGATGCCGCCGATTTTCGTGATGAACATGTCCTGGAAGGAATCCTTGATGGCGGTCAGCTTATCGGTGATCCCGCCGAAGCCGTCGCCGCTGAATAGCGCCTTAAGTGAGTCCGTGCCGAGCGTACCCGTGATGCCCTTGACGCTCGTTGCCCAGTCTGAGAACACGCCCTCGGAGTCTGTCTTGTGGGTCTTCTGCTTCGCGAGTATCGCGTCGAGCACCTTCTGTTCTTCGAGCGGTAGGTCCGTCCCGGCCGCCTGGAGCGCCGTCTTGCGAGCGGTCTCCATGAGGACCCACGCCTTGTCGATTTCCTGCGGGGTCGCAATGCCGCCGTTCTTGATCTTCAGGAAGTTGTCTTCGGCGTTGCGGGCCAGCGCGTCCAGTTCCGCCTTGGGCGTAATACCCATCGCCTTCATAGCCGTTTCGGCATCGAAGGCCGCGAGCTCGACGTCGGTCAGAATCGGAACGATCTTGTCAAGCGCAGAGCCGATCTGCGGCAGGGAGCGCGTGAAATCGTCGGATGCCCTGATGCTGTCCAGCAACTCCGCGTTGAAATCCTTGAGGCCCTGCTCGGTGTTCTTAAGCTGGCGCTCCAGGTTTTCGTGCTCAATCTTCAGGAAGAATGCCGCATTCTTCGCGGCGGATTCGGCTTCGATCTTTTCGACCGCTCGCTTGAATTTCGCTGTCGCGGCTTCCGTTTTGTCGTGCTGCTTTTCCAGCTCCTTCTGTTCGTCCTTCAGCTTTTTTGCTTCGGCAGTCGAGAGCCGGAAGGCGCTCGGAAGTTTATCCAGTTCGGTCTTGTGGTCCTTGTGGGATTTCGTTAGAGCCTTAGTGGTGGTGTTCTGCTCGGCAAGGGTCTCCGCGTAGGCTTTCGCTTTTAATTCCGCCGCCTCGGACGCGGCCTTCGCATCATCTACCTGCTTTTTGTATTCGCCGATGCCCTTGAAATCGAGGTCGATCAGCTTCTTAAAAATGGTGGCCAGGTGCCCAGCGCCCGCAATGGCAGACTCAAAGCTCTTGACCAGCGTTTCGCCGATCATCAGGAGGAGCTTACCCAGCGGCTCAATCAGTTCTTGGATGCGGTGCCATAGCTTACCCCAGGATTCCGTCAGGCCATCGGTAGCAAGGATGGTGCCCGCGAGCGCGCCCTCGGAATTTGCCAGCGCCTCTGCGAAGCTGTCGATGTCGATCTTCCCGTCGCGGATAATCTGACCCAGTGCGACCCCGGCCTTTCCGAAAAGGTCAGTAGAAATAGTGCCGGATTCGATGCCGTCAATCAGTTCAAGGAATGCTTCCTTCGAGGGCGTCGTGCCCTCATCGGTCATCTCCTTTAGCCCGCGCTTGAGGCCATTGACAACATCGCCAGCGGGAACGCCCGCCTCTTCGAACTTACCCATCAGGGTCGCGGACTCTTCCCACGACAGACCCCACTGCGAAAGAACCGGCTGGGCGGCAGTGATACCAGCCGCGAGTTCCGTTATGCTCGCCCCAGTGTTCTGCGAGATGATGAGCAGTTTGTCCTGGACATCGCCCACGTCCCCGGCGGCGACACCCCAGGCATTCATGGCTTGCGTGGTGGCGGTGATGAGGCCAGCGGTATCCTCGCCAAGCAACCTGGAGAGGTTGAGGAATCCAGTGGCCGCGCCCTCCAGGGCTGGGCCGGTCAATTCCAGTCGCTGATTCAGCGCCGCGATAGCTTCGGCGACTTCGGGAGCATCTTGCAGGACGTTCCCGAACACGCTACGGAAGCTGGCCCCAAGGCCGTCCATCTCGGTAGTCGTCGCGCCGGTCTTCGCCTGGATGGTGTCCAGCGCGTCGTCGAACTCCAGGGCTACCTTGGCCGCGCTTGTGCCGATCCCCAGGACCGCCGCGCTGGCCAGGGCGACGATGGGGTTCATCTTCGCAACGGAGCTTTGTACATCGCTCAGCAGGCCGCCCAGCGAGTTCTGGAACTCGGTAACGTCGCCGCCGATCTTTACGAGTACGTCTGCCCCGCCGCCTCTAGCCATTTAGTTGAGCCTCGCCCGCGTTTGCGTCTTGAAAGAAACCCGCTTCAGGTCCAGCCAGAATGCTGCGTTCTTGGCTTCCGCCTCTTCGTCTACGAGTTCCGGCTCCGGCTCTGGCTGGCTGAGACGGGGAAATAGTTTGGCGAGCGGCGTTCTGCCCTTCAGTTCGATGTGCGGCTGGAGTGTAAGAATCCCGAGCCGCAAGAAACGCTGCTCGATTCTGTCCTCTGCCTTGAGCCATTCCTCTTGCAGCGCCGCGATGTCGAGGAAGGTGCATTGATCGAACTCGGAAAAGGAGAGGCTTAAGTGTTGATGGCAGTAGGCGCGGAGCTTGCTGAAGTGGAACCATTCCCCTTCGAGCCACGGGGACTTTTTTTTGATGCGGTGGCAGCGGCCGCTTCAGGGTCCAGAAATTCCCCGAGTGCTCCACTCACGGCTGCCGCCACGTCAATATTCAGCACTGGCCGAGCCTCAAACATCTGCTTGACCTCATCGAACGTTAGCTCTGGATGCTCGGCCCGCGTGCAGCAGTAGAACATAACGGGCATCACATCGAGGTCCATCTGAAACGTGCCGTGGACCAGAGAGCCGAGGCCCTTCTTGGAAAGCTCTTGGGCCAAGCGCGCCCCCGCCATTGTCATCCGGAGTAGATAGGTCTTGCCGCCGAGTTTGATCTGCTGCGCCATTACGAGAGGGCTAACTGGCTGGTCGGCGTCAGAACGAAAGTCGCCGCCAGATTCAGGGCCACGTCGGTCTGCGGCTGCATCGTGACGATGACCTCGCCGGAATACGTCCCGAGTCCGCCCAGTTCGAGAACGATATCTTCGAGCGGGTCGTCGCCCGTCGCAGCGGTTATGAGCGCGGCGGTTGCGGTGTCCGCCTCATTGAGCGGGGAGACGCGAATCGTGATCGGCCCATCCGTTCGAAGCGTGGGGGCGCGAACAGTGTACAGGTTCGAGTCGAACGGCGTCAGGTCCTCATTGGCCCATTCGCGCCCGGCCCACTGGAGAGAAACCAGCGGAGCGACCTCATTGGCCCCGACCGAAAGGGTGCAAACTGTCTTAGCGAGTGCCATTCATTTTCTCCTATGGATTGACCGTGAAAGCCGTTGTGGTGGGCGGCGTGAAAGTGAGGGCCGCTGGAGCTTGAAGCGTGGTGTCCTTGATCGTTCCGCCGTTCAGCTGCAGCGGCGAAACAATCGCGACTTCCGTGGCGTCAGCCTGATCGCCGCCGCCGAAAGTCTTTTCGAACTGCAGCCGGTTCGTGCCGCTGCCCGAGACGTAGGTGCAATAGACGGTCCCGGTTTGCAGTGTCACAGCGATGCGCGGCGTCCCGGTGACCTTCACCATTTCGTCGAAGGTGGCCCGCAGAATCATTTTCTCGGCGGTAACGTAAGCGCCCGCCTGCGTGTCGATCACGGTCACGGAGAGAAGCGCCGGCGCTTTGTCGGTGATGTTTCCTGTGGGCATCAGCGTGAAGCTGGCCCCGAGGCTGGCGTCTACTTCGCTCAGCGGCTGCAGGTTCTGGATGAATGCCCGAACGGCGAATTCCCCGAGCGTCGAATGCGGGTAGATGATCTTGAAGTTCCAGGGCGCGCCGTCCTGGTTGCGGCTCCGCAGAAGGACGTGCTGAGCGTTGCCGCTGTCAAACGGCTTGATGGTCATCGGGAACCCGGTGACGGTCTTCAGGGTGGGGCCGCGACGAGTGACAGGCGTTTCGCTGTCGTGGTTGGTAAGGTCTTCGGTGCCCCAGTCGTAATTGGGCGGGTTGAATTCTACGCGGGCGGTTACGGCGGTGAAAACTTCGGTGGGGTCGCCCCCGTCACCGATCTTGAACTGAATCCCTTTTGATAGGCTCATTTCGCACAGAGCCAAAAACACGCCTCACTTCGTAAAACATTCGAAGCGCGAAATGTTCCAGACTCTACCTGAGAGAAAGTATACCGCAAAACGGCAAAACGGCAAGCCGTGTTAGGCGGTGGCTTCCATGGTGCAGCGAAGGCGCAGGGCGGCAGCCCGGATGATGCGGTCGGGGTCGCTCTGATTGTCGTCGTAAAAGTCGGTCGCGACCCACCAGGACCAGCCCCGGAAATTGTCGGTCGTGATCTCGTAATTCTGGAGCAGGGCAAGCACCCGGGCCGCCACGTTCCGCACCTCCGGCTCCCAGTCCGAGAATACATTGACGGTCAGATTGACGACGCGAGAGGTCGCCTGACTGAAGTCAAAGGGCTGTTCCTCAAGGGCCAGCCCATCAGTTAGGCTGATGCGGACATAGGGGGTTGGGGCGTTCGGCAGAACGTGCTTATAAACCGGTATGGCGCGGGCGCTCTCATCGTCCGGGTTGATGCCGGAGCCCGCCGTCAGCGTCGTATCGGCGCTCAGCAGGTCATAGATCGCGCCTACCAGTTCGTTTTCAAGGCTCACTTTTTCAGATTCTCCTCGATGCCCGCCTTGAATTCTGCCTCGTGCCGGTCCTTGGCCTTAAATAGAAACGGGTTAGCGGCTTGCTTGATCGTCCCGTTGTGCACCAGGAAATCATGCGGGGCCTTGCCGTGGTCGGTTGAAACCGTAACGATGCCCTTGGATTTGCTGCGCCGAACCCGGATGGTATCCCGCAAGTGGTCGCCAGATTTCCGGTTGGGGTCATACGGCGCGAGTTCGCGGGCGGTCGCGGCAACCAGGGGCCCGTTCTCGAGCGCCGCATCGTAAGCCGCCTCTTTCACCTTGGCGTTGACGCTCTCCGTGAATTCTTTCAGGTCGCCCAGCACGGAGACTCCGAACTTGGGAATCGGAACGCTGCGCCCGGCGAAGCTGCGCGACCTTCCAAAGTTAGCCATCAGGCACCCTCCGTGCAGTCCAACTCCAGAACGCGGTTGCGTTCGTCCACGTTCCTAAAGCCTGCGATCGGCAGGATCCGGCTGCCGAATTTCACCCGGTGGGCCGTGGTGATTCCGGGGAGGTACCGCAGCGTGACTTCGTGGCTCGTGAGAGCGTTCGGCCGATCCGCCACCACTCGCTCCTTACTGCTGCGGGGCCTGACGTTGGAGGGCACGCTCGTATAGACCGGCGCCCAAGCGCCCAGCCGGTCAGCAGTGGCCCCAGTGCGCGCCTCGATGTCTATCCGGTGCGGAAGCTCTCCCGCTCGAATCTGGTCCATTTAGTTGATCGTTACCGCCGCCGTGTTGCTGGCCGCCAGAGTCAGAATCGCATCAACGGCCGGAGCATCTTCGTTTACAATCGTCCCGGCGTTGAGATCGATGTCGCCGGTGATGTCGAAGCCCGAACTGGCCGCGATGTCTTCGGCCAGAACCGTATACCGGAACAGAAGCTTCTTGTGAGTCGTTCCGTAGCCGACATACAAGGCGTTCTTGTCGCCGCTGGTGATGGTCATGAGAACCTGGGGAACGCCCGTTACCGTGACTTCCTTGTCGAAGGTCACCGTGATCTCGATGACCTCCCCCGTCGCGTAGGGGCTCGAATCCGCCCCGCTGAGCGCCACTGTGGATACCACGGCCGCGGCGTTGACCGTTACCGCATCCAGGTCGCTATCGAAGCCTTCCAGGATGGCCTGGCCCCAAGGCGAGCCGCCCGTAATGTTCCCGCCGCCAGCCTGCGAGAGGTCGCCGAATTCCACCTCTGTGAGTTCCGCAGCGTCAGCCGCCACGACCGTGTAAGTGAAAAGCAACTCGGTGTGATCGTCGCCGTAGCCCTGGCAGTCCATCATGCGGGTGTTTTCGCCGATGACCAGTTCGAGCTGCGGGGTTGCCTGGATATCGACGGAGCGGTCAAAGGTGACCTTGGCGGTGATGACGGCGCCCGTCACGAAAACCGTATCGTCCAGGATCTCCGCCTCGACCGGAACCGGCACATTCGAGAAGCCGGATTCCTTGCGAACCGTGACCTCGATCATGTAAGACTCGCCCGCGCTGGTGAGCCCGGTCGTGGTCAGCGTAACGTCGCCGCCCGCTGCTCCCAGAGCGGTCTCCCCGGCGCGGCCCAACTCGCCATTGCCCGCGGGCATCACGACGATATCGGTAGGCGAGCCCCCGGTCGGAGTCTGGATGAGCTTCGCGGTGCCGCTGCCGTTCATCCACCAGCGCACGGCCTCGATGACGATTTCCTGCGCCGCCGCCAGTGGGTTCTCATCGCTGAAATCTTCCGACACGTCGATCTTCAGCACGCCCGATTCGTCGGTGTCCGTGAAGACGCCGGTAAAAAGGAAGGTGGCGCGGGCAAAGTTCTCGCTGATTTTGGCCTTCGAAACTACTGCGGCGGTCGGCATGTGGTGGCTCCCTTAAAACATTATTACAGCAAAACGTTTAAAACGTCCCCGAGGAATTGGCCCCGTTGGTTGTGATCTCGAAGGTGAACACCTTGGGCGCGGACTGCCGCACGATCCAGGAAACGTACAGATTCCCCTCGCCAACGCTCCCGACTGCTCCCGTGAGGCTGGCCGGACTGGGTGTTAAATCGTCCTTGCGCCGCACAGTTCCAGCGACCGCGCACGAGACCAAGACGTGGAGGTTTTTCGGGTGGGTGAATTTGCACACAAGCGGCCCCGAAGTGGCTGTAACGGTCGCCGCGGTCCGCGTGATGGTGCCTTGCGCGAAGGCCGGCAGCGAGGCCATCAGGAGCAGGGTTATTCTACGAAACTTGGTCGCCATGCAAAAATGTCCTCCGGCTGCAACCTCAGCCTGATTTTCTGGAACGTGCCCACAAAAGCGTCCTCGGATTCCGCCCGAGATCTTAGCTTCTCTTGATACCGTTGCTGTACCTTACGCCTTAATTCCACGTGGGTCGCACGCCAGCGGCGACACGCCTCCAGGTTCTTCGCCTTGCATGATTCGCAGCGACAGTGGCGCTTGCAGCTCATTGGCTCACCTTGCCGCTGAACGTCACCGGCCCCGATACTGCGGGCCCACTCGGTGGAAGCGTGAGCGTGAAAACATTCTCGATTGTGTCGAGAGCCAGAACGAAAAGATCAAGCGACTCGACGTATTGAAAGCGGCTGAAAGTGCCGGAGGTTGTGACGGTCGGCGGCCCATCGGGGAATGTCAGCGTACCGCATGCCAGCGTCGAAGGATTAAAGGCGTAAACAGACGCGCCATTGTTCGGATAGCCGACGATCCGATGCCTGCGTGAGTCCCAAGTAAGGCCGGGGTAATCCACGGCCAGCGGTGAGCAGCCCGTCGTCATGGCGGTGACATCGACCGCGCTGTAGGCGGCTCCCGCAATGTCAATATATAAAACTCGCAGCACGCCAGTGCCGCTCTGATTTCCGAAAAACCACATGCGCCCGGTGGTCGGATCGATGACTCCGTTCGTGGCGTTGTAAGTGGCTATCGACCCTTCCGTGCCGAGCCTCGCCCGAGTGTTGGTAGATGCGTTCAGAACCGTCAAAGTGTTTGTGTCCACGCAGTAGATGAGATGATTTGCGGGATTGCGCGCACAGATCGGCGGGATACTGGATGGCCCGATTGTGTAGCCCGTCACAGGGTCTTTTGTTGTCCACCCCGGAGTTGCCAAATTGAAGGAGTACGTGCCGGTTGAAAGCGGCCCGCCGCACGGAGCCGGAGCGCCCCCGATGGCCAGCATCACGTCTAGGTCAGGCTCGACGATCAGTCCTGCATAAGTGTGGCGCGAAACCGGCGTGCCGTCGACTGTATTTGTGTCCGGGCAGCCGCCGGGGTTTTGCGTGAAGTCGCTCGGGTCCGTCAGTCTCGCCACGCCCACCGGAGATGTAAAGCTAATCGCATAGACTTCGTTCCCGCTGTAATCGTTGTGCCCGCCGCACCAGAAAATGAGGCGGTTCCGCATGGCATCAAGGCCAGCGCCACACCATGCCCGCATGAGCGATTGCGCACAATGTCCCGATGGCGAGGTGCCTCCGAAGTCGTAGTCGATTCCGCCGAAATCGTTCACCGGGCACTGTGAGACAAGCCGCGTGCTAGAGCCGAGATCGAGCCATCCACCGAAAGCGCTGGCGGCCATCAGAAAGAGCAGCAGCCTCTTCACTTGAAACATGCTCCGATCACAGTCAGCGGGTCCCCAATCCCGGCATTCTGAATCCCTGGTGTCACCGAACCCGCAGGAGGATTTCCGATGTAGTAAGTCATTACAACGCTGGCAACTCCAGAACCTTGATTCGCGCCTCCTGATGGGATCGTCATCGCAGGCGAGGAATTATCCGCCTCGGAACCGCTCAGGTTGTCGTAGGCTCCAGAGGCTCCAATACAGGCTTCGATCGTTCCTGATGGGCTAATGGCCGCTGAGCATTGAAGTGATGTTGCACCATTGCTGGTGTTGGTGCAGGTCCCATCTGCTGTTCCTGCAACCGTCCCCTTTGTGAAGTGCTCGATGGTATAAGCAAATGCAGCGGGGCTCCCGCCACCCCCTTGCAAGACGATTGTGTACGTGCCGCTCGGCGTCGGGTTGAAAATAGTCCAAAAAGATAGGCATACTTTGAACACACCACCATTGACAACGGCTGGACCTTGGACAAACGTGTCTGAGCCTCCAGCAGCAGTGACGCCTGTTATCGTGGAGCAGAGATCCGAGGTACCCTGAGCTGCAAAGGCAAGAGTCACGGCCTCGCCAGCACTGATGCTCAAGGTGCTTAGTGTGAAGGTACTTCCACCACCGAAAGAAACAGATCCACCAGCCCCGGAAAAACTAGACGGGGGAGTACCGCCCGCCTTCTTCTTCGCAATAGTGATAATCTGCGGCGTTGCAGACTGGCACAGCAGAAGGACCGCGAGGATTACTCGTAAAGCTGCTTTCAAGACTAGTCTCCGATCACCCAGTAACGAACGGTCACCGCCAGGGACGTTGGCGTGCCGCTGACTGAAGTTGTTTTCCAGCGTAGCCACGCGCCCGATGCGATGGTCGAATCGGTCAGTGAGCCGTCATCAGCCGCGCCGTCGGCATCCGCGACGATATCGCTGTCCAGATCCGCGCAGGAGGTTCCGTCCGAAGCGCATTCCTGAATCTGGCCAGTCGCCGATGTGGTTCCCTGGACGATGGCATCGATCCCCACGATCGCCATCCCGTAAGGTGCCTTCATCAGGTTGATGTCGTCGGTCGTCGCGGGCGCGGGAATAACGAACGACATGTACTGGAGGGTTGGAATGACGCGAGCCGCGCTGCCGTAGAGCTTGAACTGATCGCTGGTTGTGTCGACCGCGATCTTTCCCGCCGCGTCCACAGTTGGACCAGTGCCCTGTGGTGCGATCAGGTAGGTCGTGAACGTCTTGCTGTCCATCGTCCCCGGCAGCCGCCCGTCGTTCAGCGTGCCGCTGTTGATGTTGCTGGCGTTCGTGGCGTCCGTGGCGCAGCTCGCCGCCGAATCCGAAAGCGTGGCGCAGGCCGGGCGAGCCTTGCTGATTGCACCCGCCGAACTGATGGCCGTCAGGAAATTATTCGCCGTGCCCGCATCCGCAATCACTGTCGTGCTGTTATCGGCGAGATTTACCGTTCCCGCCGCAGCGGCTTCGGCCTGAATGGTGACCGATCCGCTCGTGGAGCCCGGCAGAATCAGTGCGGGCGGCCCATCCGAGAGCATCACGCCGATGGCTTGCGCGTTCGAACCGTCGTAAATGAAAGTCTGATTGGAGCACGCCGAAGCCGTCGCGTTGATGGTGCCCATCCCGAGCACGTTGGTCGGCGGGACAAAGGTGTGGGCGCCGGAGCCGTCCTGACAAAGCCGCAGGGTGATGATTTGGCCGGTCGCGGGATTGGACAGCGTGGACGAAGTGACGTTGCCCGTCAGCGTCAGCAGGAAGGAATTACCCAGCGAGGCGTTGAAGGTCGGGGTGGCCGAGAAAGAAACAGTCGTCAGCGTCGAAGTTATGCGCGTACCGAGTAACGGGCCGGTCAGCGTTCCGCCAGCCAGCGGCAAGTAATTCGACGCCGTAATCGTGTCGGGCACTTGCGCATCAGTCGCCGCTCCCGAGAGATCGGAAAATACTGGTTGGGCACAAGTGAGATTTCCGGATGCTGCGATCGCCGTGGCGAACTGATTGGAAGTGCAGTCGGTGGGGTTCGAAGCCAGCGCCGTCGCCGTGTCCGCGTTGCCCGCAACGTCGCCGGTGAGGTTCCCGGTGATGGTCGAGCCGGAGATGGAAGGCGTGGCGGCCGTGCAGTCGCCATCAGCAGCCCTCACGAGAATCTGGCCGGCTGTTCCGCTCCCTGGCGTGCAGCCATCGCCCCCGCCCCCGCCTTCGACGTTCCCAAGGTTAACGCCGAGCGCCGTCTCGACCGCGATAAGCTCCCTGGCGAAGTTCCGCTGAACGAGCGAGCCGCTGATGGGCGCACCGCCAACATGCACGGCAGGGGTCGTGCCAGCGAAGCCCCTGGTGCAGACGCTAAAGACCCGACCCGTCAGAGTAGTGCAGTAGATTTCCTCGGTGCCGATCGTCATCGACATGCCGGACTGGAAGATGCCCGCCGCTCGCAGCGTCAGCGTGGTTTGGCTGGACGTGATGGCTTGCGAGAGGATGCCCTGCGCGGGAGAGCGCACCAGCAAGTCGTCGTATTCGACAATTGCGCCGGGGAACTGCTGGCCCCACGCGGAGGCCAGGAGAATCAAAAGAATCAGGTATTTCTTCATAAGCACCTCTACGCCAAGCGAAAATTGCGCACGACGGATTCAAACGTGGCAGCGACGGCCCGGATGTTGCGCTCATCGTAGGCTTCGCGGTTTCGGTACCAATGTGAGATGAGAGTCTTAAGGGCGAGCTTTGCCAGAGGCGGAACGCCGACTACCGAAGGCTCGGCCTCTTGTTCTTCGCCGATCTCAATTGGAAAGCCAGCGGTGAACTCCAGGACCGTTTCTTCGGAGATCGTGACGCCCTCAGCCAGGCGAATTCGCCCGATGCCCTTTTCGTCAACGTCGAGCGTCCAATCGCCCGCGATGGGATCCGGGTCTGCGTCCGGGTCAGGGGCCGTCAGATCGCCGATGGAATTGATTGCGAGCGCGGGGCGAATGGGCAGGTACAGAACGCTGTTGCCTTCGCGGTTTGTTTGCACATCGCAGGAATTGACTTCCAGCTCGTACGTGCGTTCGGTCAGGAGATAGCCCGACTCCTCCTCGAACTTGAGGCGGGCTGCCGAGATCATCCCGGCGAGCATGTCATCGTCGTCGGTCGTGTCCGGATGGACGCTCGCGTATTGCTTCGCCTCGGTCAGCGTTACCGGCTCGACGGTCGCGGGTGTCTTGATTCTGAGCATTGGGCTTGGTGATGACTGCCTTGCGGGTCTTCCGCTTCACAACGGCCTCGCGATAAAGCGGTTCTTGTTTCATAAAAAAGGGGCTGGCTGGCGGCTCTCCCCCGAGAAACCGCCAGCCAAAACCTTTAGGCGTGCATGAGCAAGTACTTGACGGCAGCCGCAATGCGCACGCGACCGTCGCCCATCTTGTACATGGTGATTTTGACTTCGCCGGTCGAATCGGCTGAGTACGGATTGACCAGCATCGTGATGCCGACTTCCTCGCCGATGATGTAGCCGGACGGAATGTTTGCCAGAACAACAGGCTTGAGGCCAGCCGTGGGAGCAGGCATCAGGGGCTCGATGACTACCGGAGTTCCCAGGATGCGCGGGGTGCCGTCCGGGCCATCCATCCAGATCGGAATCGGTACGCTGGTGGTTCCGAGGCTGAGCGCGCGAAGCTGCGCGGCGACTGTGCCGTTCAGGAAGTACTTCGCGCCGCCCAGATACATGGGATTGATCGAATAATGCAGCGAGATCATCTCGGTCGCGATGATGGCCGTTGTGCTGGCCGTGGTCACGCCGCCCTGAGTGCCGCCAACGGTCAAGCCTTGCGGTTCGCCGGAGCCGCTACCGGTCAGGAACTTGCCGCCCTCGACTTCCGAGATGCCTTCCGCGAACGCGCGCCGGATCTCCGCGCCCAGGTCGGTCACGAAGCGGTTGAAGATTTCCCACGAGCCGGTCGTCGCAGCCACGAGCTTGGCGGGTGCCAGCGTCACGCGGCCAACGGTCGGATCGGTTGCGCTGATGGACGCACCTTCCGCCACATACGCCGCCGTGACCTTCGCCATGCTGGTCAAGTGCGTTGTGCCCTTGACGGGAATAACGATCGGGCCAGCCTTGCGAACCGATTCCATGGCGTCCAGATCGCGGATGATCTGCTCCGCGAAGAACGCCGGGACGCCATACCCGCCCGTTGTGGTGCCGGTCGTAATCAGGTTGGTGCGGAGCAGCATCTGATCGCCGGTCATCAAATAGTTGTGCCAGTTGCGAAGCTCCACGGCGTCGGCTTCCACGGTTTCCGCCGTGCGGCCCATACGCGCTGCCATTTCGCGGTATTGCTTCAGGCCATCGTCGGGATTGTTGCGGTTTCCGCGCTGGTCCAGGATCCGGCTCAGCGGCTGGTTGTCGAACTGACGCTGGCGATTATCCTCGGTTCGCAGCGCTTCGATTTCCTTGGCCAGGCCGTCGATTTTCGCGCAGCGGGCCAGATACGCCTCATCCTTCATCCACTCGAAGTTGGGTTCCGTTTTCTGGCGCTCGGGAACGATTTTGTCAATAAAATCGCGGTTCTCCGCGACGTGGGCGCGATACTCTGTGAGCTTTTGGGTCAGCATGAAATCTCCAAGTACTTTGCTTCGAGGTCCAGCCGCGCCAAGGCCAGCTGTCGCTGGCGCTCGCCTTCCCCGGTGCCGGGCTCAGGCGGATGGACCGGGCTGATTCGATCCATCAAAAGTCGTAGGTGCTCCCGCGTGACAGGGCCAGAGGTTAGACTGCGAAGCTCCATGGCGTCACTGCGGAAAATAGAAGAGGCTTGCGGATAGGCCGCGCGAGTAACGACCGAAACATCGAACACTTTTTTGATGTGCCGGATGTTTTCAATCAGGCCGTCTTCGGCTTCCTCGGTTTCGATATCGTCCTGGCTGACTGTGAACGCGAAAGAATTCTCGCGCAGGTCGCCGCGCGTCATCTGCACGCCGACATCTCGGCCCAGTTGGGTATCGGGAACAGTCCCGCGATAGCCCAGGCCGACGCCATCGGGCGTCAGCAGCAGAGTTCCGCTGAGCGTGCGAGCGAGTAGGAAAGAATCGTCGTGGTTGACGTTCAGGGTTACGTCGGAGAGGTCAGCGCCGTCGAAAGCACCGGCTAGTAGCCGCTCCCGAACAGGCTTCCCGGTTTCCCAGTCGCGCCAAAGGACATTGGACAGAACGCCATAGACGGCGGCGTGCCCGATGATGTGGTGTTCCCCGTCCGAGTTTTGCTCGAACCGGAACTGCGTGGCGTGAATGCTGCGGCGTTGAATCATTGGCCCCAGAGCCAACAACACGCCTCAGTCGAGTTCAAACATTTCGACCGCCGAATGTTCCGGGCTCTAAACCAGGAGTATACGCCGCAAAACGGTTTTAACGCAAGTGGCTATTGCGGCGAAAGGGCCGCGAGAAGGTCAGCGGCGTGGGCGGGAACGCGAGCCATCAGCGCCGCTTCGGCAGGCGCGACTGGCTGCTCGTACAAGCCGAGATGCGCGACTTCATTGGCCTGCGCATAGCTTCTAGCCCAGGCCTTACATGCTTCGGAGCTTGCCCCGGAAACACGCGCCAGGGGTTGGAGTTGTCGCTCGATGAAGGTCAGGAGTTCGCCCGAGTAAAGCTCCCGAATACGGTCCTGAAAGTTCACTTCCATGGAGTTCGCGCCAAGTGAGCGGGCCGCTTTCCCGATTTCGGCGAGTTCTTTCCGCGCAATCCGGCCCATGACATCCTCGAAGATCGGCAGGAGGCGGGCGGGCGGCACTCCGCCGGCCGCTGGATTGTCGGGCTGGGTGCCGTCTGCGATTTGCTCGGTCGTCATGTTGACGGGCCAGTGCGGTTTATCGGCCTGCGGATCCTCGAAGCGCGGCATATCCTCGAATTCGCGGATCTCGTTCGTGGTCATGGCTCCGATTTGCCACTGGTTGCGGTAATACTGCGTCCGGGCGGTCGTGTCGCCGCGTAGGACAGCATCGGCGTTGATCTTCAGCTGAAGCCGCGCGCGTTCGGCCGGCGTCATCAGCTCGAGGCGCAGGCGTTCCTCCACTTGGACGATTTGCGGCCGCAATACGTCCTTGTACCACGCCAGATCGGCCTGACCGACCGTGCTCGCGTTGTCTGCCTTCGACAGAACGCCCAATTTCGAGAGCGGAAAGCCCCAAACGCGAGCCAACGCGGCGACATTCGCATCTCGAGTCTCGCTGACCTGCTGATCGCGGAAGTTTGCCGAAAGCGGCGTGCCCTCGTAACCAGCGGGCAGATAGAGCGCCAGGCGGCTCCGGGCACCCTCGATTTGCGACTGAATCGTGTTCCGGTCGGCCTTCATGGCAGCCGGGGTCAGGGAATTGATGCGCTCCAGCGCCTTTTCTGGCGGTAGCTGAATAATCAGGTCAGGTCGCCCGCCGTCGCCAGCGTTGCCGGTGAGCATGTCCTCTTGCAGGGCGTCCAGGCAGATGATGGATTCGGCGACCGCGATGGGACTCAGGCCAGCGAGGTCATCGGGACCGAAAAGCCGCAGGTGCATGATCTCGTGAGCCGCAAAATAGGAGCCGGGCAGGTCTGAGTACAGGTAAACCTTCTCGCCCTTGCGCCGCTCTATAGTGACCTTCGCCGCGCACATCGGCAGCAGCATTTCGACGCGGCCCCGGACATACACTTTCTCCGCAAAGGCGTTTCCGTGCGTCAGGAGATTCGCGTACATCATGGACCAGAACTCGGGCGCGGTCTGTTCGTCGTTCGGGAACGCCAGCATTTCGCTCTGCTGAGTGCGAAGTGGTTTCTTGGTGTCCCGTTCCGCCGTGTGAATCGGCAGCGTAGAGAGAACATCGACCGTCCCCTTGATGCAGCGGTACACGGTGGGATTCCGCAGCGCGTTGACGGGTCCGCGGCGTCGCATCGCTTGGTGCATGGCCGCGTTGCCCTGGAAACCGAACAGCGCGGAGAGGTCGGAGTTAAAACTGCGCTGCGGCTTCTCGCCGTTGAAGAGTCCCGCGAATGACTGGCCGCTGCTCAGATATTTCTGGATCGTCTCAAGGATCATGCAGCCTCTCCAGTCGTCGGGAACATCTTCGCGAGGGCGGACTCGTAGCGCCCGGTTCTATTTCGCAGCGTCACGCCCAGCGCCATCAGCAGCGCGGCCATGCCGTCGATCTTCGTCGCGCGCGTGGCCTTGTGGGGTTTGCGGTTGCCCGTTTCGTCTTCCTTCGCGCTCAGATTCCCGGCCATCCAGTCCAAAATCTCGTTGCCCCCGTGTACCAACTTACCCTGTAACACCAAAGAGAGCAATTCATTCATGGGCGAGGACATGTCTTTGTAGCCCTGGCCGTGGGGCGCAACAGTGAAGCCTTCGCGCTCCAAATCGGCCACCAGATACTCAGCCCCCCAGCGGTCGAATGCGATCTCGCGGATGCTGTACGTCTCCCGGAGCTCCCGCAGTTTTTCCAGGATCAAGTGATGGTCGACGACTGCGCCGGTGCGCTCGTACTCGGTTCCGTCGCGCAATTTCGCCGGACCTTTCCGGCAAAGTTCCAGTAGTCCGCGCTTCTCCCAGAGATCGTAGGGTTTGCCATCTGTTTTGATGCGAGTCTTCAGGTTGAACTCGGGCAGCCAGAAGAAAGCCTTCACGAAATAGCAGTCCGGATGCTCAAACAGCAGAACGAGTGCGTTGAAATCGTTGGAGCGCGCCAAATCCAGTCCAGCCATGCAGGGCAGCCCGATCAGGTCCACATCTTCGACGCGGCGGCCCTGTTCTCGCCACTTGTCCATCGGCAGGAAGCCCACCGAGGACCCGACCCACATGTTGAGCCGCTTGTTTTGGAACTTCGCCAGCTCCGCCGGCGAGATTTCGGCGTCCGCGAACTCCGCATCGATCGCGGCCTCGTCAATAAAGCCCTCGGAGACCAGAGGATTAGCGCGAATCTGCTCCGCTTTGTCCATCCAGAGCTGCGGATCCACCTCGAAAATGTAGGGCAGGAACGACAGATCGGACTTTTCTCCGGACAGAACGCGCTTTGCATAGGCGTACATTTCCTTGCAAAGCACCGATTCATCGTCCCCGGCGGTGGTCGTGTAGAGGAAAATCGGCTGCTTTCTGGCGAATGAGCCCATGGTCATGGACTTGTAGAGCGGCCGGTGCAGCTCGCGCCAGTCGCAGAACTCATCAGAGATCACCAGCGAAGGGTTCTTGCCCTCTTTCGAGCCGCGGGAGGTCAGAGCCTTGATGTATCCGCGCACGCGACCGTCGACGATGCGGTACACGACCTTCCGGTTGGAGCTGTCGAGAACTCGGGTCTGTCTGTCGAGCGCCGGGATCGCCGCGCACATCCGCGTGATGATTTCGAAGGTCTCCGCGGCCTGCTCAAGTGTCGTCGCCGCGAGAAAGATGCGCGGGCTCCGCTCTCCATCCGCGAAAAGGTGGAACAGGGCCAGCGCCGCGGCCAGCGTCGACTTGGCATTCTTCCGAGGCGTCGAATAGTACACGCGCCGGTAGCGCCGGTACCCTGTTTTCGGGTTCACGTTGCCGTAAAGCCGCGCGATGAGGCGTCGCTGGAACCTGGGGACCTCGACGCCATCAGCTTTGTAGCACCTGGTGACGAAAGCGAGCGCGCGCCGGACTCTCGACGGCGAGAAATGCAGGCCGATATCGGTCCTAATCGTCGATGGGGAGGTCGTCTTCTTCAGCGCTTGCATCTATTGCCGGCTTCCCTGCCGACGTTCCGGAGTTCGCGCGGGCCTGCGGAGAGGCCCTGAGTGCCCGGCGGATCTTCAGAATTTGGTCCTGCGCGCGGAAAAGAACGGTGGAATCGCCCTTTTCGCGTGCCTTTTCACGGATTTCTACCGCATCCATGGCGTCGTTTAGCAGTTCCCGGTCTTTCGACGTGACCCAGGGGCTCAGCACCAGCTCGAGCCACAGCGCCCGCTGGCTCGCGGTCAGGCTCTCCGGAGGCTCAAGATTCCCGCGTTCGGGAGCCGGATCGGGCATCGGACCTGGCTTGGCGGCTGGCATTTATGCTGCGCGCGAGTGGATATACCACTTGCGGCGCCCGAAGCGTTGCCCAGTGAGATCGCCAAGCCTAAGCATGGGTTCATTTTACCGTTTTACGGGAATACCGCAAGTGGCGATTTTTGGGAAGGCCCGATTTTGGGACCAAATCGACAGAAAGCGC